GTCTTTATATAATTTAACAGCTTCTAAGATAGGCATACCATATTTGGCTGCTTTGTATAGCCGATCTTCAAGTTCGTCTAAACGATCTTGTGGGTCAGTATCCCGTAATAGGATATCCTCAGCTATACTACGACGTTGCGCCATCATTATATTATTATTTTTAACTTTCGATAAATCTAATAATGTAAAGGCGAATTCGTCTATCTTTGCATCATATGAAGATACCACTTGTTTAGTGATAGCTAAAGCCTTTAAATAGGCGGTTTCACTCATATAAGGGATCAGCTCGTCTCTTGCCAATTCTAGTCTAGTATCAAAATTTGATAATCTAGATTCTAGAATCTCGTAAGATTCACCGTTCAGCATTTCGACCACGCTTTGCATAGTCTGATGCAGTGGTATAGAAGCCTGTTTAGGCTCTATAACATCCTCCTCATTATGAGGATCTATCAGTACACTAATTGCATATTCTAGCGATTTGTTATCCTCTTTGGTTAACGATCCTAAAATAGCTAAAAGCGCATGATGTGCGCCAGCCTTAAGAGGTTTGGCCATATCATGACTTCCACGGGCTAACACGGCTGCAACAGCAGTCCGTGATAGCCGGAATCGTCTAAGAGCTAATCTTAAGATTAGTCCAACTTTTCCGGGTAATGAATCTCCTTTTAGGAATTCATTCCATGATAACCCTGAGACATCTTCACCGCTTAGAGAAGTTCGTTTAGCGAACTCAAAAGCAGGAATAGTCGGGGCAGGTATGGATTTGGCTGGGTTTGCACCCACGCCTAGGAGATCGAGTATTTTACAATACTCAAGATAAACATCTTTATCAAAGATAACGATGTCATCTCCAAGGATCTCATATAAATCATACCATAGCTCCTGTTTTCCTTTGCATCTATGAACTGCAAATTGCAGTATCATATGATGTGTTAAGGCTAACATAGCCCAGGAACTTAAGGCCCCCATTGGTTGCCCAACGGAGTATTTGTAGGAACCAGGTCTTAATTCTGGATATAGATCCGTGAGTTTAGAACTATTTAGGACATAATCTCTCTCAACTAATAGATTTCGCCAAGCATCACTTAATGCTTTAGAAAATAGCGTCGTTAATACACTTTGTTGTAAAACAATAGGTAAACGATCCGTGGCTGAGCTTAGGTCAACTGACCAAGCATGTCCACGTCGCAACGCTTTCTCCATAGATCGCGAAGCCGAAGCATCTTGATCCAAGGTTCCATCGTTAGGTAAAGCCCCTAATATTTTAAATAAATAAATATGAAGAGGTTTTAAGAAGGATTGTGTCCAGACATCGACAATAGCGAAAACACGAAGTTTTCCGGCCGCTTCCTCTTTAAGAGAAAGCTGACCGCCTTTCAGACTTACGTCCGAAGGGCTAGCAAATGTCCAAGTTCTAGAATCCGGTAGGAAAGTTTTTCGAACTTCCCCACCGTGTTCTTCTGCGCAAAATGCCATATTCCCTTTTACTGGAATACGGGCCCCTTTTGTAAGTGCTTGGAAAAGATACTCGGTATAATTATCAAGTTTCTTAAACAAGACAAAAGATTTTGATGCTATAGCATATTGTTTAAATAAGTTATAGGTATCAGCATCTTGGACTATCCAACATAAGTCGGATAGGACAGAAGACATGGCTACACCAGCATTAGTACTGGCACTTCTCGACTTAACAATATAAGAGGCAGAGATTGACTGTTTAGAGGGTAAATATTCTCTTAACAATCGTTTCATATCTTTCGATATAAAGGTATCAAATTCATCAAGTATATCATTCTGACCCGAATAAGGATCGGTAATGGTATTTAACTTAGGTGAAAGAGGTCCTTCTATAATTCGATAAAGGTTGAACAAAGTCAACCAGAATCTGATAACGCTAACATTACCATTACGTATAGATCTTCGATCTTGCGACTGGATAATGAACGGGATTCCATTATGGAGTCTCGGTAACGGCATAGAAGGTTCTGCGTCTCTTAAAGATTTGTAAGGAGAGCCTGCAAGGAAACGTTGTAATGCGACTGATGAAGCTTTCATCCACTTAATAGTGAATGCAGTTCCATGACATTTATTCATTTTAAGAATAAACTGTCCAAAGTTATGTATAGTTTTAACTCGAGAGACAACTTTTACCCGACCAAAAATAATCGAGGAAATTTTCCAAGAATATTTTAGAAGGATAGATAAGAACTCTTTCGAATTCTTAAGCGAAAACATAGACTTAGGTGCGTCAACAGTTAATCTTTTGAGGGATTTAGGATTTATATTAAATATAAATTTCTTCATCTTTTGATTGTATTAACGGCTAAGACTACTGCGCTGTTCCCTTACGGGGACGCCAGTTATCAAGGTGCCACCTCTGCAATTAGTTTGTTATAAGATAACTCTCTAAGCATTGCGGATAATCTCAGGTCATTA